GATATTACTAGTAAAGTAAAAGTATATTTGGAGAGCGGTGATGTACCGCATCTCCTTTTATACGGTAAAGCAGGTACTGGTAAGACAACATTAGCAAAGCTTATAATTAAAAACATCGAGTGTGATTATATTTACATTAATGCATCTGATGAGAACAATGTAGATACAGTTCGTAATAAGATTAGAGATTTTGCTAGTAGCGTTGGGTTTGAGCCGCTTAAAATTATTATACTAGATGAAAGTGATTATCTCACATCTAATGCACAAGCTGCATTACGTAATCTAATGGAGACATTCTCGAAGCATACTAGATTTATATTAACATGTAATTATGTTGAGAAGATAATAGATCCTATACAATCAAGGTGTCAAGTATTCGGAATCACTCCTCCATCTAGAAAAGATGTTGCTGAGCGACTTCTACATATTACACACAATGAAGGTATTATTGAAGACAAGCAAGCTATAGTTCAGATTGTAAATTCAACATATCCTGATATACGTCGAAGTATAAACTCACTTCAAAGTCATGTTGTAGATGGAAAAATTGTAATTGATGAACAGACATTAGTTGAATCGAATTACATGACAAAGATATTAGATGAATTACAAAACGGTAAATCATTTACAAAAATAAGACAGATTGTAGCAGATAGTAAAGTAAAAACATTTGAAGATTTATTTAGATTTTTATTTGATAATGTAGATACTTATAGTACAGATGCTGCAGCTGTAATAACAATCATTGCACAGACACAATATCAAACATCATTTGCAGTAGATAAAGAGATAAATGTTATGTCAATGTTTAACCAAATAATAGGAGTAATATAATGGGTAAAGAAGTAAATATGAATCCAGGAGCACAACCGCAAGTACAAATCAATCCACAGGATTTAGAAGATGTAGTATGCGATAAATGTCAGAATCAAACATTCACATCAGTGGTATTGTTTAAGAAAATATCAGCTGTACTATCACCGAATGGTAAGAAAGCGTTATTTCCTTTAGAAGTATATAAATGCGATGAGTGTGGTCATATCAACGACGAATTCTTACCGCAGGATGTCTAAGACTATATTTCAACATATTGCAAACGTAACGCATATTAAACCTGATCCTAATACGTATACAGAGTCGGATTGGAAGTCGTATTCACCATATATGATGAATAAATGGCTCTCTATGTATAGAGGATATGTCGATGTAATAGATCTTATACAGCCGTATTATGGGCTAGATAAGAAAACTCACTTTAAGATGCTATCTAGCTTGTTACCAAAAAAGAAAATATTTACAAAGTATATCAAAGGTAAGAAAGATGCTAAATATAATCCAGAGTTAATTAGTATTTTATGTACGTACTATGAAGTATCGAAAGATGAAATAAAATCGTACTTACAGTTGTTTTTTCAAGATAAGGTTCGTATATTAGACTTAATATCAATTTTGAAGAAGTACGGACGTACTGATAAAGAGATAAAAAAGTTAATAAAGGTGTAGTATGAGTAAGGTAGTAGAAGTACCGAGTTGGTTTGAAGGTGAGGTATACACAGAGGGCGCTAAAGTAACTAATCGTTTTACCGGTCAGTCATGTCAGTTAGATGCGCTGGAGCTATCTATATATGACTTCATTATGGGTGCACAAATGTGTATCGAGTTTAGAGGCGGGATGACGGATCCTAATACATCCCTTTTACAGGAGCAAATGGGCAAAGCTATTAAGTGGTTTAGACAGAGTAGTGAGCAAGCGTATAATGTATTATTAGATTAATAAAGGTGTAGTATGAGTAAGATAGAAGATGCAGTAGCTAAAAAGCTTCAAGATCGAGCAGCTATTGGTAAGAATAAGTACGGTGTTACTATGGAGCGTACAGATTTAACAGATATAGATTGGCTTAAACATGCTCAAGAAGAAGCTATGGATTTAGCTGTCTACCTAGAAAAACTAATTCAGAGAGTTGAAAACGGTAATTCAGATAGTGCAAGTGAATGGATAGATTTCTTATCTGAAGCTAGTAATAACCCGACAGGTATTTAATATGGGTAGAATATCATATAGTCAGTATTCTCAATACGCACAGTGCCCTAAGAGGTGGAAGCTTGCTTATGTTGACGGTTTACGAGAGTATAAGCAAAGCATTCACACCTTATTCGGAACTTCTCTCCACGAGGTATTACAATCATACTTAACAATCATGTATGAAGAGTCAGTCGCGGAAGCTGACAGTAAGGATTGGGGACAATTTCTTAAAAGCGCGATGGCTAAGATATATCGCGAAGCTGTAGGTAGAGGTCAAGAGCCAGGCTTCACTAACGCTACTGAGATGGGTGAGTTTTATGAAGATGGGCTAGCTATTATAGACTTCTTTATTAGGCATAGAGGTAAATACTTTGCTAAACGTAACTATGAGTTAGTAGGTGTTGAAATACCACTAAGCCAAAAGATGGAGTGTAATGAGAATGTTAACTTTATAGGATATGTAGATTTAGTTATAAAAGATACACGAGATAATACCTATGAAGTTATAGATATAAAGACGTCTACGCAGGGATGGAATAAGTGGCAGAAGGCTGATAAAGTTAAAACATCTCAATTAGTATTATACAAGTCTTATTACGCTAAGCAGTTTGATGTACCTGTACAAAACATCAGAGTAAAATATTTTATCGTTAAACGTAAGTTATATGAAAATTTAGATTTCCCACAAAAGCGAATTCAGTTATTCGAACCTGCAGCAGGTACCCCAACTGTTAATCGTGTAGCTAGCTCTGTAGAGGAGTTTGTTAAGCATGGCTTTAATAGTGATGGTACTCATAATACAGAGGGAAATTATGTAGCAGTTGCCGGTAAAAATAATAAACATTGTAAATATTGTGATTTTAAAGACCAACACGGACTATGTCCAAAACAAGAACGAATAAAGGAGTAAGTATGAGTTTAGTAATTGATGCATTAAAAGCAAAATACGTAGCACAGCGATTAGAAGCTATGGCTAACTTACAAACATATTTATCAGCAGCAGTCGGAGTGGGTGAACATCCTAACATCGTCGCTGAGTGTGATGAGTTAATCGGTAAGGTAAGTGAAGCAGAGGGTAAACTAAGTACTCTTACTGCAATTGTTGATACAGCTCAACCAGCTCAACCGCAGGGGTAGTAATGAGAGTTGGCATCATAGGAGCGCGAGAGTATGAGAATAAAAGAAAAATCAAAGAGATGATTTTTAAACTTAAGCAGCAATTTGGTGATGACTTAACTATAGTATCAGGTGGATGTATGAGTGGTGCAGATAAGTATGCAAAGAAATACGCACTAGAGTTTGATTGTAAATACTTAGAGTATAATCCAGCTCACACGCAACGTAACCTATACTCCGCTATGCATGATGCATATTATAATAAGCCTTACAACGTAAAATACTTCTTTCAAAGAAATAATATGCTAGTAAAGTATGTAGATTACTTAATAGGGTTTATACCAGATAATGTATCATCTCCTGGAGCAACGTTTACAGTAAAAGAAGCTAAAAGGCGAGGTAAAAAAGTTATTATTATTTCATAGCTTTTTTGTATATATGTATATTTATATATACGAAGGAGAAAAGTTATGATAAACAAAGCAGGCCACAAGCTGACTTCTGTAAATGTAAATAAAGATAATCATAAGAAGTTTAAAGTGTTATGTATACAAGATAATATCACGTTTCAAAAATTAGTAAACATAGCCATGGACTTATATATAAACGATCTTAAGTTTAGAGAATTAGTAGGTAAAAGGTAAGGTACATGAATATACCAAAGTTACAGAGCAACAAGAAGAAAAAAATTATATTACTATCAGACGATTTAAGGTTGCATTCCGGAATCGGTACTATGTCAAAAGAATTTGTCATGGGTACAGCACATAAGTATGATTGGGTACAGATCGGTGGAGCAGTTAATCATCCTGAAGAAAATAAGGTTATGGATTTATCTGAAGCTGTGCAAAAAGAGACAGGTGTTCAAGATGCATACGTAAAGATATACGCAACATCAGGATATGGTAATGCTAATATACTACGACAGGTAATAGATATAGAGAAGCCAGACGCTGTATTACATTTTACTGATCCAAGATTTTGGGGATGGTTATATGATATGGAGCATGAACTTCGACAGACGATGCCATTACTATATTATAATATTTGGGATGATTTACCATTCCCGCATTGGAATGAAAACTTCTACGAAACGTGCGATTTATTAATGGCTATATCTAAACAAACATATAATATTAATAAGCATGTTTGTCAACGAAAGCCTAGAGTTGAAGGTGTAGATTTGACTTATGTACCGCATGGTATAGATACTAAAAAATACTACCCTGTAGATAAAAATAGCGGTGATTATAAAGCATTCAAATCTAAATTATTTAATGGAAAAGAGTACGATTTTGTAGCACTATTTAATAGTCGCAATATTCATCGTAAACGTCCCGGTGACTTAATACTGGGATTCAAGAAGTTTTGTGATACATTACCGAAGGTAGATGCTAAAAAATGTGTTTTACTAATGCATACGGATGTAGTAGATCAGGCAGGTACAGATTTACTTGCAACAAAGAATGCACTATGTCCGGATTATGATATACTATTTAGTAATCAAAAGTTACCGGTGCAAGAGTTAAACTATATATACAATATAGCTGATGTGACTTGTAATCCTTCATCTGCAGAAGGGTTTGGATTATCTCATATGGAATCAATAATGGCTGGTACTCCGACTATAGCAACTGTTGTAGGTGGATTACAGGATCAGATGGGATTTGTAACGGAAGATGGTGAACCTTTTGATGTTAAGCATTTAACAGAAGAGACGCCAAGTAATAGTTGCGGTGATATTAGTACAGATTTTGGAAAATGGACTTACCCGTTATGGCCACAGATGAATTTACAAGGATCTCCTATGACACCTTACATTTATGATTCAAGAGTTAGTGTTGATAGTATCACTAATGGACTTAAGTGGTGGTATGATATGACTAAAGAGCAAAGAGATATATGTGGTAAAGAGGGTCGAGAGTGGGCTATTGAAAATGGATTCTCTTCTGAAGGAATGTGTAGCGCAATGGTTGATTCAATTGAAACATGTCTTAATACATGGAAGCCTAGAAAGAGATTTACTTTAATTAACACAGATAGAGAAAAGATAATTTATCCAGATGGAGTTTTAATATAATGAAACCAGTTTTAGTAATTAGTTGCCCTGCATCAAGTAGAAGCGGGTATGGAGATCATTCAAGAGATTTAATTAGAAGTTTAATATCTATGGATAAGTTTGATGTTAAAATTCTAGATCAAGTATGGGGAGGGTGCCCTCGAAACGCATTAAGCTCTGATACAGATCAGGATATTATGAGTAGATTTATTCCTGGACTGCAAGCACAACCAGATGTATGGATTCAAGTTACTGTACCTAATGAATTCCAACCTGTAGGTAAATATAACATAGGTATCACAGCTGGAATGGAAACAGACTTAGTATCTGCTCCTTGGATACAAGGATGTAATAGAATGAATCTTATTATTGTACCGTCAAAACATTCTAAAAATGTATTTGAACAAACAACATTCGATCAACAAGATAAGAATACAGGTCAAAAGACAGGTGTGTTAAAGTTAACTACTCCTATCGAGGTACTATTTGAAGGGCTAGATTTAAATACATTCAACAAGATTACAGACAAAGCTAAGTTACCAGCTACTATTGTAAGTACTATCGATGAGATTAAAGAAGATTTTTGCTTCTTGTTTGTAGGTCACTGGTTAAATGGTGAGATGACTCATGATAGAAAAGATGTAGGAGGTATGATTCAAACATTCTTACACTCTTTTAAAGGTAAGGCAACACGAAATCAACCAGCATTAATATTAAAGACATCATCTGCTGGATTTAGTGTTATAGATAGAGAGAACATGTTGAAGCGTATTGATACTATTAAGCGACAGCTAGGTAACATCTCACTACCAAACATATACCTACTACACGGTGATTTAACACCAGAAGAGTTGAATGGATTATACAATCATCCTAAAGTTAAATCAATGGTAAGCTTTACACACGGTGAAGGTTTTGGAAGGCCGCTTTTAGAGTTTAGTGTAACAGGTAAACCTGTATTAGCTTCAAACTGGTCAGGACATGTTGATTTCCTAGATAAGCATGGATTTGGGTTACCAGGTGAGATGCAGAATGTACATAAAAGTGCAGTGTGGAAAGACGTTATCATACCAGAGTCTAAGTGGTATTACGTAAACTACGGATATGCATCAGGTGTAATGAAAGATTTGGTTAAGAATTACAAAACGTATTTAGAAACATCTCGTAAGCAAACTAAGTATGTGAAAGATAATTTTACTTTAGAGAAGATGAGTGAGCTATTTAAGATTATGGTGGATAATAATATTCCAGAATTCCCTAAACAAGTGGAGTTAAAGTTACCGAAGTTGAAATTACCTAAATTGGAGAAGCAAAATGACTAATATAATTAATGATGGTGAAGATAAATTAGATATTGACACTGGATATTTTACTAGAGAAGCATTCTTAAAAGATAATGAAGCATGTGAGCTGTT